CCAATGACACCGAGACCGATCTGCGCATTGGATGCCGTTACAATTCGGCTTTCCGTCGGAGCACCAGATGACCTCTCAGGTGCGATTTCCCGAGGAGACGCGCTGTTCAGCGCTTCGGTCAGCGCAACGTCGATGATTGGGTCCAGTGGCAGGCTATTGTCATCGCGAAAGGCCAGGATGGCTCCCCGAGTCCGCGGTCCTATCCGGCCGTCCACCTCGCCAACCTCATGATATCCAAGCGATCGGAGCCGCGCCTGCACGTCGCGCACGGACATGATGACGTTGCTGGTCACGCCGCCCGCACGCCGCACCCCGAGGAGCCTTGAGACCGGATAGCGTTTCACATTGACGGCGTCGTCCTGATTGCCGCCAAGTCCCCAGACCCATTGTCCCTCGATCCGGTCGATGAAAAAGACATGACCCTGCCAGCTGGAGGTGCCGCGCGGAATGACCCCGATGTCGCCTTGCTGGGCATCCACCACCTCGACCGGTACACCCCAGTCGAGATAGGAGCGCGCCGTCAGCTTGCGGGTCGAGCGGATTCCGGCCCGCTCGAGGCAATGCCCGACGAAGGCGGCGCACCAGGCTACGGAGTCATGTTCTACCCAATCGTGGCCGACCGAGGCATACATTTCCATGATGACGGGATTGTCGGCCGGGCCCGGGCCTTCTGTGGTCCCGATGTAGCTGCGGGCGATATCGAACGGCGTCATGGTCGTCTCCCATGCAAAGGAAAACGCCGCCCCAGATGGGACGGCGTGCAGAATTTCTGTGAGTGGTGGACGGGTTATTTCTTGCGGCAGAGCCAAACAGCCAGCAGAGCTTCGGCCCCGCGGGGCCCGAGATAGGCAAGCGTTGCCACAAACCCGGTGGACACGGGCTGCGAGAGCCCAATGTAGCGCGCGCCAGCTTCTCCGATCAGGGCCATGCCGACGGCGACGGGGATTTCCCACAGGAGTTCTTTGCCAAAAAAGCGGCGGTTGCCGAGTTTTACTTCACCCGAATGCCACATCAGCCGGCCGGTAAAGGCGCCGATCAGTGTGGTGACAGCGCCTCCAAAGACCGAGTTGATCATTTCAATAAACCCACCTTCAGTCATAGGCGCGCCTCCTCTAATGCCGCCACGCGAGCGGTGAGTTCTTTGACAGCCTCAATCAACAGACCGGTGATATTGCCATAAGCGACTGAGAGCTGACCGGTTTGCGCATCCGCCCGCACCACCTCGGGCAGCACCCCCTCAACCTCCTGAGCAATCACCCCGATTTGGCGCGTGCCATCCATGGTGAAGCGCACACCGCGCAAGGCGCTGACCAAGGCAAGAGCGTCCGCAATGGTCTCGACTTCCGCCTTCAACCGGGCATCTGACGAGGAAACAAAGTTCGGGGCCGTGACGACTCCGGTGAAGATTGCGCCGGACAGCGCCGCTTTTGCTGCGATCGCTGCGTCATAATCGGCTGCGGATTTCGTGGCCATTGTGCCGAGCCCAAGGTTCGTGCGCGCGACGGCCGTGTTCGCGAGCCCCGCCAGATTGCCTGCAGCATCGAGCAGCGCATCCCAGCCCGTGTTCGTGGCGTTCCGGCGGCGCAGCACCGGCGGAGAGACCGAGGTGTCGACCCAGAGCATACCTGCCGTCGTCGCTGTTGGCGCCGATGCCCCGGCACTCGTCGACTGCAGCGCAGCGATCACCTCATTGATGCGCGCCCGCACGGCTGCGCCCGCGTCGTTCGCGATCACGAAGCTGGATGTCTGGGGCATTTCAGCGTTTTCCGTTCTCAATCAAAAAGGCGTGCAGGCATTCGCGCTCAAAGCGCAGCCGAGAGGCAGCGAAGGCGTGTGCCTTAGGAACGGAAAGCGCGTTCACGCGACCTCATCGGCATAGAGCCGTAATTGGCTGACGATGGGCGTGTAGGACGCGTCCTTCGTCGTGAGATGCGCCCGCGCTTCCACCGCGCGGGCCTCGATTTCGTGGTTGTCGAGGCGACCCCAAGGACCCCAAACGGGGGCACCCGCTGGATCGTCATCGGTCTCGCGGATCTCAAAGAGCACGTCGATTTCTGCACCGGCCGATCCGTCAAAGTCGGCCCATGTGTCCATCAAGGCCGTGCGCGCGTCGATCCGGTCGTTCAGCGCCAGGGCGGCCACGCCTATTTCTGAGCGCAGGCGCACACGTTTCACCGCTCCAAGGTCTAGCCCGGCGGCAAAGCCGTATTGCCCCTCCATCGTGCTGACCTGCGTCACGCCATTTGCCGTCGCTGTAGCGAGCGTCAGGGTCGAACCCGTAACCTGTAGCCCAGATTTTGGACCGACAAAGCCGGGATCGGCCTGCAGGAAGTCTAAGGTCGAGAAGGCCAGCACCTGCGCGCCCTTGGTCGAGACGCGTGTTTCGGGGCCAGCGCGCCCGCCGCTGTCTTCAGCCCGCACCAGATAGGTGCCAGGTTTTAGCGGCACGACAGCAATCGCCTCGCCGCCCGAGACCCGGTCCATCGAATAGCTGTCGGCCCAGGTTGCCGTCGCTTCCTTTGAGTGCCGGATCACGATGTTGCCGCCCACGCGGACGTCGGGATCGGCCGAACGCGTCCACTTCAGGATCGCAAGGCCACCTGCCGTTTGCAGGGTCACATTCTCGAGTTGGGCCGGAGGGGCGGTGAGCCCGAGGATTTCGGCTTGTGTTTCCTGCCAGGGCGAGGAGACGCCCAGAACCGAGATCGCTTTTACCCGGAAAGCCCAAGCCCCCGGTGCGATGTCGCGAATTTCAAGCGCAGTTCCGTCGGTGCGGCCATAGTCGATCCAGTCGGCCCCGCCAGAAAGTTTGCCCTGCAGCTGATAGGCCGCGACAAACCCAGACGGTGCTGCCTCCCAAGCAATGCGTGCCAGAACCTTCAGCCCGCCGCCGTCTCGAGTGACATAGAGGTCCTCGGTGACCTGCGGCGCGCCGGGGGCCGGGATGTCATACGCATTGGGCAGCGCCGTGCGCGGGGCGGCGGCGTAGATCTGCTGCTCGGATGCCGACCAGTCATAGACCAAGGGCGAGGTCTCGCGCAGGACCAGATCTGGGAGGAGCAGCGCGCCATCGCCCGATGCCGTCAAATCGAGGCTCACCCCATGCACCTCGAAGGGTTTGGCGGCAAAGCCCCAGCGGGCATAGGAGAGCGTCACCACATTGCCCACTGTGGCTGCCCAGGCTGAGAGCTTGCCCGACAGCCGCACCGTCATCTGCCGACGCGCGCGTTCGAGCTCAATCTTGGCCAGCCGCTGCGCCATAGACGCCGAGATCGTGAACGGCAGCGAGATGTCGCGCCATTTCCGTTCGCCCCCATCCTCGGCGAGGTAGACATCCGAGGCATAGGCCGGGAAGTCGTCAGGCTGCCAGTCGTTTTCGGGACTGACGAACTGCCCGCGCACGCCGTTGAAGTTCGACGACATCGTCACACGCGTCGCAAGGGTGAGCCCGCCCTCGCGGACATGGTCGGAGGTGAGCGCCACATCAGGCGCGCGCCACGCGCCCGCGTGGATACGCCAGGATCCACCCGAGAAAGCGCAGCGACCGGCGAAGGACGACAGCATCCCCTCGATGATGGTCTTCGGGACCTCGGAGAGGGTGATCACGCCGTTGCAGGCATAGCGCGGCTCAGACCCGCCACCGGCCAGCGGAACGGTCTCATCGCAGATGTTCGCGGCCTCGACCAAGGACATCTCGTCAATCCCGTCGGGCTGGCCGATGCGCGCGCCAATGCCCCAAGTCGGATTGGCCATGTAATCTGCTAGGCAGAGGGCGGGGTTTTCTGAGTAACCTGCCGTTTGTGTTCGAGGGTCCCAGATGTCGTCCTTACCCTCGAGATCGACCGTGATGTTCGGGATCCCGCCCGGGAAGGCGTCCTGGTCATAGGTGAGGCGCAACCGGATCGCGGCACAGCCGCGCAGCCGGTGGTTCTCGGTCCATTTGTCCGGCAACGCTGCCTTGAGGCCCGCGAATGCGGTCTGATTGGCGGCGCCCAGTTTCTTCTCGACAACGACCTTCCCGGCCCAGCGGCCCAGCGCGGTTCCAGCGGCATTTACCGCCACTTCGCCTTCGAAATAGATGGCACCGATCGATTTGACCCGATGCGTGGCCAACACGATCACCAGATCGAGGTATTTGTTGTCCGACCCCGAGGAATGCAAGAAGACGATGACCCCGCCCTTGCGGGTGCGGCCGTAGACGAGGTCGCGCGGCACCACGGGCTCGCGGATCGTCACCGTCCGCGGCTGCATCGTGGTCTGGGGCTTTGGCATCAGTGCCTG